TGTAGATAGTAATAGTAAAATAGATCAACTCTTGGTTGATGACGTTCAGATCAACTCGAACGTAATTGACACAAGCACAACAGACGCAGACCTAATCATAGGTGCTAACGGAGCTGGTAAGGTTGTATTCCAAGATGGACAAGAAGTAGAATTCGGAACCACTGGTGACCTTGAGTTAGTCTGGGACGACTCTGATGGTGACTTACAAGTCAGAAGAGTATCAGGTGGTAACGCAGCTGCTTCAGTTCTTATACAGGACGATATCCCCCTAAAGTTCGGTACAGGAAATGACGCACGTGTATATTATGATGAAACAACTCTAGACAAACTAAGATGGGCTGGTGCTGATCAGCAGTATGACACAGGTGTTCAAGTAACATTTGCTGACACTACTACAGCATCTAACTCAACCACTGCTGCTGTAATGGTATCAGGTGGTTTAGCAGTTGGTGCTAAAGCATGGATCAAAGACTTAGTTGTAGATGATGACGTAACGATTGGTACTGCTAACACAGATACCATGACTGTTAACTCAACAGTTACATTTGCTGCTGGAGTTGAGTTCCAAGGCACACAAACAATCAACGCTACTCAGAACATAACTGGAGAGTTGACTATTGACCAGTTAAAGTTCGATGCTAATAGAATCGAAACTACTTCTGGTACAGAGATGATCATTGACCCATTCCCAGCTGGTAATGATTCAGAAGGTTTGGTTATCATCAAAGGTGACCTACAGATTGATGGTACTACAACAACTGTTAACAGTGCTTCAATGAGCGTTAACGATCCTACTATTGAATTAGGTGATCCTACAACTGCTCTATCATTAACAGCATCCGCTACTTCAGGTGCTACAGTTCTAACTGTGGACAGAGTAACAGGACTAAACGTTGGTGATGATATTACTGGAACAAACATAGCAAACTCAACATCTATTGCTTCTATCAATACTGGACTAAAGCAGATTACTTTAGACCAAGCAATCACTGGAAATATTGATTCAGGTGGAGCTCTTACTGCAACTAGGGATGCTAGTGATGGCCTAGATAGAGGTGTGAAGGTACACTACCATACAGGTAGTGCTGCTCAGTTTGGTTTCTTTGGATATGATCGTACAGGCGGTGCTGATGGAGCAGGTGCTTGGACATTCATTGAAAATGCTACAGACACTGCTACCGTGTTCGGAGTAACAGGTAATCGTGGTACTGTTGTTTTAGGAGATCTTGAACTTGATACTGATCTCGAAGTCCAATATGGTGGTACAGGTGTTTCAACCTTTACTCAATATGGTGTTCCTTACGGTAATGGTTCTTCTGCGATGCAGGTAACTGCTGCTGCTAACATAGCATCACCTGGCACAGGAAGTGACGCAACAACTTCTTTCCAAGTCTTGACAGTAACATCATTAGGCGTTCCTGTTTGGACAGACACCCTAGATGGAGGTGTCTTCTAACACTGATATTATTATGGACATCAACATTATCATTGCTACATTACAACGTAAAGTTTCTGAACTGACACTCGCTAACATCATGCTTGAAGCGAAAACACTGGACTTACAAAACCAGTTAAATACTATTAACCAAGATCAATCATCAGAGAATGCTATAAATGGCAACGAGGATCAAACTAAAGAGCTCGACAACCCCGAACGCGACACCGACTAATACCGATCTAGTCGATAAGGAAGTCGCAATTAATATTGCGGATAAGAAACTCTTTGTTAACAATTCAGGTTCTATCGTAGAGATAGGTAACGCAGCACCAAACACTGCTAGTGTTACTGCGTCTATGCTAGCGTCTGATATTACTAATGGTCCTAGTAATCATCTATTCGTAGCTAAAACTGGTACTAACGCTGCTTCTCTATTAGGAGGCGGTGCTAGAGGTAGACATTCCTCAACTCCATTCCTAACACTTAAGTATGCCTTAGCTGCTGCTACATCTGGAGATACAGTTAACGTAGCAGCTGGTGAATACCAAGAAGAATTTCCACTAACAGTTCCAGACGGAGTGGCAGTTAGAGGAGCAGGTTTAAGAGCAACAAATATATACCCCACAACAGCAACAAACGACCTTGACTGTTTCATCATGAACGGTGACACCACCGTATCAGAACTGACTGTTAAGGACATGTTCTATAACAGTGGCAACGATACAGGTTATGCCTTCGTTGGTGCTAACGATTGGAATTCAGAAAGAAGTGCTTATATACAAAGAGTAACAGTATTAAACAAAGGATCAACAACATCTGCTAGTGACCCATATGGATATGACGCAGGTGATGCGGGTCGTGGTGCTAAACTAGATGGAGCTATTGCTAACGCAAATACACTAGAGACATCTATATTATTCAACGAATGTACATTCATCGTACCAAACTCTATTGGTATACTATTAACTAATGGTGTTCGTTGTGAGTGGCAGAACTCCTTTATATACTTCGCTAACGAAGGTATCAAAGGTATACAGGGTGCCACAGGAAAACATGGATCTGGACAGGTAAGATTAAAACTATCAGGTGTATCTGGTAGCTTTGATGCTTCCGAGCAAGTATATGAACTAGAGAATCAATTTAGATCTGGTACATACGCTTTATCCAGTAACGTTGTAACAGTAACGAGGGCTGCTCATGGTTTATCTACGAATGACCGCGTATACTGTGACTTTATTTCTGGCAGTGCTACTGATGGTTATTATCAGGTAACAGGAGCACCGACAGTTGATACATTTACCTTTGCTCTCACAGCAGGTAATACATCTGGTAATGTCACATATAAGAAAGCGGTAGGTTATGGTAACATCGCATCAAATGATGGTAATTACATATACCTAACAGGAAAAGGTGAAGGACAATTTACTACAGCACTAGAGACAGGTAAGACTCTGACTCCTAATGCTGACGCTAGACTTGACACTTCAATTAAGAAATTTGGTACAGCATCACTAGAACTTGATGGTACTGGTGACTTTATTGGTATTGAAACTTCAGAAGACTTTGGTTTTGGTACAGCAAACTTTGCTCTAGAAGCATTTGTATATGCTTCATCACTTACAGGTGACAATGTTATCTTTGACTTCCGTACTGGATCTAATACAGATACAGCACCAAAGTTATGGCACAATGGTGGCACTGTTAAGTTTGGTTCTGGCACAACAGAACATATCAGTGGAGGTACACTTAGTATCAACACATGGCATCACGTCGCTGTAGCACGTTACAACGGTACTACAAGACTGTTTGTGGATGGTACTTCAGTAGGCACATATTCAGATAGTAATAATTATGGAAGCACCAAACCATTAAACATCGGTGCTAACTACGGATCAGTTGGTTCTGACTTCTTTACAGGTTATATCGACGAAATTAGAGTCAGTCATGGTACAGCAAGATTTACAGGTAATTTCACTGCTCCATCTTCAGAGTATGGAATAGACGTTAATACAGTTCTCTTAGTACACTTTAACGGTACAGACCAAGCAAGTACATTCTCTGACAGTCCATCTCCAAAGGATGTTCGTTCATCAGGTGGTGACTCAGCTACAGGTGTATCACTTGTAGACTACAGTGCCTTTGGTTGTGAACTTAAGTCTATAGCATCTGCTAACATCTATGGTCTTAAGGGTGCTGTCTCTGATGGTAATGGTTGTAAACTGATTCTATCAGCACACAACTTCATGTACATTGGTTCTGGAAAGGACTTTACAAATGATACATCACTAGCAAACCAAGCTAATGAAGTTGTTGAGACAAATGGTGGTAGAGTATTCTACTCATCTACTGACCAGAAAGGTGACTTCAGAGTTGGTGAAGTATTCTTAGTTGACCAAGAGACAGGTAACGTTAACTTCCAGTCAACATCATCATCACAGCAAGCAACCAGTATTGGATTATCTGACTCCACTGGTACTACAAACATTTTCCCTGCTTATATTGAGACAGGTAACATACGACTAGCGGGTAACACTTTCTCTACAACAAGTGGTGCTCTACTAATTGACCCAGCTGGTAACGAAGACATTACATTTAACGGTGAGGTAATATTTAACGAGAACGCATACTTTGATGCTAATAAGGTAGGTAGTTTTAACACTGCTCAGACTGGTTCTATTGACATTTTCTTAGGACAACAACAAAGAAGAGGTGGATTTAACGCTTATGGATTATTATCAGATACGAACCTTCTCATATCTACTGAAAAGTTATCAACAATCACTGTTGCTCAAACAGGTGATGGATATACTGGTGGTTCACAGACATTAACTTTAGACACCAACCCTGCTGTAAATGGTCAGGCAAACTGTACTATAGACACTACTGATGGTTCACTGAAGACTGTTACTGTAACCAACGTTGGATCACTTTACACTTCACCTCCTACTATTGGATTTACTGCGGGTACTACTAACCCAGACGCTACAGCAGTCCTAGAACAGTATGGTGTAATCAACAGAATTGATTTAGCTGATGGTGGATCTGGATATACTGGAGCTCCAACTATCACGATTGAAGAACCTCAAACAGTATCATTCGGAACATTTGATGATATATCAGGAACTACAATTACTATAACAGATAACCCATTTATAAATGGATTGAGAGTTGTTTATGACAACAACGGTGGTAGTGAAGCTATTGGTCTAACACAAGGTAATACCTACTATATCGTTAATAAGTCAGGAAATACTTTCGGTGTTTCTTCTTCCAATGGTGGTTCTGCTATATCTCTAACTACATCAGCTGATTCAGAATCAGGTGAGTCACATTCATTCAAGGGTGTTAACGCAGCTGCTACTGTTACAGAATCAGGCGGTTCAATCACAGGTATCACCGTTACTGAACCAGGTACATTATATGATGGCAGTTCTCTACCTACAATTTCATTCTCAGAAGATGTTGGAGCAACAGCTGCTGCTTTCACAGTATATTGTGGTAGATCTATAGCGAGTGTCGCTATCGGATCCAGAGGTAGTGGATATACATCTGCTCCTACTGTATCAGTCACAAATGACACTACTGACACAACAGGATCTGGCGGTGCTGCTACAGCAACTATCGGTTACCCAATCGGTGCTGTTAATATCACAAACATAGGTTCAGGTTATAACTTTAATCCTACAATCCTAATCACAGGTGGTGATCCTATTACTGATGCGGTTCTAACACCATCTTTCAGTAAGAGAAACGCTAGACTATCTGGAATAGAGATCACAGGTCCAGGTGTTGGATACTCCACTGCTCCTACACTAACACTGATTGGTGGAGCTGGTGGAGACGCTGAGACATCAGTAAATATCCAGTCACTGACTGGTAACATAACAAATAATGGTAGTGCTTATACACCAGGCACATACACAGGTGTAAACTTTAGTTTTGTAAGTGGTGGCACAGCACCAACTAACGTTGCTACTGCTGATTTCGTCATACCAGGTTGGGAAGGAAATATATCAAACGCAGGTAGTGGATATACAGATGGACAATATGATGGGGTTAACGCATATAACGTACCAACACAAACATTCGCAGTTACAGTAATATCAAATCCTGGTACACCTCCTCCTGATAATGTATACGTTATAGATGGCAGTACACAAGCAGCTATCACTATGGTCGAGGGTAACACCTATCGTTTCGATCAGAGTGATACTTCTAACAGTGGTCATCCACTACTCATTGGTAGAGAAGATGGTGAGACTTTAAATAATGACATCGTTGCCATACCAGTAGGCACAGCAGGTACAGCTGGAGCATTTACTGATGTTGTACTAAGACCTGGTGTAGCAGGTGAAACAGCAGATTATATTTGTTCTACTCATGCTAACATGGGTGCTAGTATCACAATTAATTCTGGTTCAACTGGAGATTATGGTACAGGATTATCCTTAGATGTTACTGTAGCTGGTGGTGTAGTAACTGTAGTTAAGAGTAACGCACAAGGTGAAAACTATTTTGTTGGTGATCAAGTATCAGCAACTGCTCAGGAATTAGGTGGTGCTGGATCAAACTTTATATTTACTTTAAGTGGTAATAATCTTGTTGTTAGTACTGTAGAAAATATAAGTTTGACTGGAGGACCTTACACTGTAGGTGATGTATTAAGTGCTGATGCTGCAGATATTGGTGGTAGTGGTTCAGGATTCCAATACACTGTTACTAAGGTTGGTTTTATTAGAGACGTAACTGTCAATGAAGGTGGATTTGGATATAACGTAGGACAAACATTACTACCAAGAGTAAACGGTAATGAGTCAGGACCTGCTACAACAGGTAACCCATTTGCTCTAACAGTAGGTGCGGTCACAAGTGCTGATAGATTTGAGTTTACACATGACGGTGCGTTAATATCTGATGCTTTCAAGTTAGCTGGTACTAAAGACCCAACTCTCTATGAAGGTACAATTAGTGTTGGTAAGCAAGCAACAGTCTTCCAAGTAGAAGGTGAGTTCGGACATATAACAACATCTGGTAACATCACTGCTGACGGTGACTTAGTTGTTAAAGGCAACATGTCCTTTGGTGACGATGCTGCTGTTGACACAATAACAACAACTGCTAACCAAACAGTAACAGGTGACACAGCACAGACAGGTAATTTAACTCTAGTTGGAGATATAACACAGACTGTAGGTAACGTAGCACTCACAAACGTAACAGCAAATCTTGCTGACGGTACAGCTGCTGCCCCAAGTCTAAACTTTGTAACTTCTCAGACCACAGGTTTCTTCCATAAAAATCCTGATGAGTTTGGTATAGCAATAGCTGGTGTAGAGAGAGCAGTATATGGTACATCATTCAATATAGGTAATGACTTCCAAGTTGGTGTTGACTCAACAACTGCTAGTCCTGTATTCAAAGTTGATACTGCCAACGCAACTATCATCACTGGTACTGCTCAGGTAGGTCTACAGATTAACAATGACGCATCTATCCAAGCGATTGGTACTAACGCTGACGTAGATCTAACACTAACACCGAAAGGAGCTGGTGGAGTAACATTTACAGGTGCTGTTGATAGAGACTTCAAGATAATGAATGGTTCAGCTACTGCCTTAAAGGTAGAGATGGACAAAGGTAATGTAGAGTCACTCGGTTATATTCAAGCAAATGGCAGATCAAGAATTACAGATACTGAGATATCTAACGTAGCACAGGGTGTTGTAAAATCATTCGGAGAAATATTAACATTAGATACATCTGGAAGTGGTACTACATTTACTGATGGTACATTCACTGCTGTTGCTGTCACATCCACAGGAACTGGAAAAGGAACAGGTGCTACCGTTGATGTCACAGTCACAAGTAGTTCTATTACATCGGTTGTTATTAACGCATCTGGTAAGGATTATGTAAGTGGTGACACAGTAGTCCTTGACTCCGCTATCATAGGAACTGATGCTGCTCAAACAGTTATCATCACTGACGTAGCTGGTTCTGGTTTAAGTTTCAAACCTGGTCCTGCTAGAAATATCAAGATGGATACTACTGGTACTCTTATAGTTCCAGTTGGTGACACAAACAATAGACCTCCTGCTGATGACACCTACCTTGGTGGTATCAGATATAATACTTCAACATCACAGTTTGAAGGATACAATGGTATCGACTACGTATCACTTGGTGGTGTACGTGACGTTGACCAAGATACTTACATATTAACTGAAACAACACCTGGCTCTGACGAAGATACATTCGAGTTTTATGCTGAAGGTATCAATAACCTATCACTCGATAAAGACAAGTTTACAATAAGAACTGCTAAGTTGATGGATGTCAACGGTACTCTTTCTATTAATGGTACTGTAGGACAAGATACATTAGACGTACAAAGAAAAGGAACATCACTATTCAAGGTAAGAGGAAGTAAAGACGCTGAGATAACTGGTGGATTCTTTATGAAGAACCAGTTAGTAGCAGGTACTATTGCTACCTTTACTGACGGTACATTAGGTGCTAATCCTGGCACATTCAATGCTACCGCAGCAGCATATGACTTATCATCTACATTCACTGGAGTTGCTGGTGTATCAGAGTTCGCAGGATCTGGTGCTACATTTGACATCGTAACTGATGCGAATGGTACTATCTCATCTATCACCATTAACTCTGGTGGTATTAACTTTGAGATCAATGAAGTTATCACCATTGGTGGTGGTCTTCTTGGTGGTGGTGCTGGTACTGACGTAACATTTACTGTAGAGACGTTGAGTAATGCTGACGTTGCTCACGGTAAGATCAGTGCTTTACAGAATGAACTTCGTTTCAATATGAACAGTGACAAGCAATTCTTGTCATTGGATTCTACTGGAGCAGAAGCAAGTCTTAAAGTCAATAGGACTTACAATGCTGGTGGAGCAACAAGCTACCTAACAGTTCTAGATTCTACTGCTACATTTGTAGAGTTAGATTCAGCAAGAGTGGAAGGAGGATCTATACCTTCATTCACAACTACTGTGAACATCGCACAGTTTGATAAGACATCATACAAGGGTGCTAAGACACTTATTACTCTTGAAAGTAATGATGGTAAAGTTCATATGTTTGAAGTCACATCTATATGTGGAGCATCAGGCACAGTGGCACATGCTACCATTACAAACTCCATTACATCTGATAATGATTTGATGGATGCGTCAGTAAACCTTAACGGTGACTCTGTACAAATTACATTAGCGAAGTCATCTCAAGCTTCTAGTTCAACTACTTTCACAGGAAGGTACACTACAACTAAAGTTAAGGTATAAATAATCGAAGGTAACCCTATACAATGGCAACAAAAAATTTCTCATCAATAGGCGGGTTCGGAGTAGGTTCGACTGAGGTTTTAAATCCTAGTCTTGAACTGAAGAACATCTCAGCAATTCACATGGTTGCTGATGATTTTACCGATGCATCAAATGACATCTTCATTAGTAAGAGAACGACAGACCCAGCTAACAACTTGCTTCGTTTAAGTTTTGATGGAAGCACAAACACTTCATCCAATACACCTCCCCTAGGTCACAATAGTGTGGCATTTGTGAAGGCAAAGGTATTTGGACAAGAGGTAAATAATAACATATATGTTATGGCATCACAGTTTGACGCTGTGATCACAGTGGACACAAACGGTGTACCCACCCTCCAAGCACAATTTGAGAATGTAATACATGAACATCTACCTGGCGTAGAGACTTGGACTATCACCCCCGTCGCTTTCCAAATAGGAGGCGGTGCTTATTTTAGTTTTGATGTTGAGGCTGTTTCAACAACATCGACTGTGAAGTGGATTGGTATCATAGATATCACAAGAGTATCAACAGATTAAACTGGATTAAAAGATGACACTTAGGCAGAGTTCTTCGCAACAACGTATAGAAGGTACTGGTAAAGTTCCACAGGGACCGTGGACGAGTGCTACGTACGGTAGAGCTAATGGCATCGTTACTGTCACATCAATAGCACACAAGCTAAACGACAACGATGAATTATATGTAAAACCAGGTTCTGATGACCTGTTAAGGACTTTTGCGGCTGGAAATTATACAATAACTGTAGTAGACGAAGATACATTTTCAATAACAGGCACAGGTACTAACTTTATTGCTGCTGCCACAACTATATCATACAGAAGTGTCAGATCATTAGTAATCAATGCTTCAGATAAAATGGAGTTCAGTATCGGTTCAGGTGCTGACGAAGAAGACGCTATATTCGTAACCAAGAGTAGTACAGGTAACGTTCGTGTTGGTATCAACAACACCAACCCTGAGTTTGACCTTGACGTTGAAGGACAGATAAGAACTACAAGATCTATCATCTCAGATACTGCTCAAATTAGAAACCTAGACGTTACTAACGAGTTTGTAACTAAAGGACTAGACCTCAGAGGTCCTAATTTAATTAACTTTGAAGAGACAGACCCAACTGCTGCTGACTTTGGTACAATATACTATCCTACTGCTGATAACCCACCAAGACAGACACAGAATAACAGAGTTGCTACTACCAAGTTTGTATACGACGTTGCTACTGCTGACAATGGTGGTCGTGTTTACGTATCATCCGTTGCTGGTATTGGTGACGATGCTAACGATGGTAGATCAGCTGCTAAACCAGTTCGTACCATTAAGAAAGCTGCTCAGATAGCTTATAGTTTACAGCAAGACACACAGACTCCTGAATACGTTTCTATTATATGTTCAGGTGGTGACTACGTAGAAGACAACCCAATATCTCTACCATTCAACTGTTCGTTGATTGGAGATAACTTAAGAAGAGTTATCTTACGTCCATTGAACATGGACAGACACATGATCAAAGCGTCTAACGAGACGTATTGTGCGGGTGTTGTATTCAGAGACCACTTAGATGCTAACGGAAGTCCAGACTTTACATGGAAGTTTGCTTATGTGTTTGACGATAAGCAAAGGTTAATGTATGAACCAGACCTAGAACCATTTGAGTTCTCACCAGGTTTGGAAAACAAAGGTAGAAACATCTTTGCTATTACATTTGAAAACCACACAGGTGACAATACTACGTTACTTGTTGGATACGCAGTAGAAGGTGGATCTTCATCCTCTAGAGCGATCATTGAAACTGTAACATTTACAGGTCCTCAAGCATCTCCATATTCATCTGGTACTATTACGGTACTGATGAGTGATGATGAGTCAACGTTCCAGCTCGCTGAAAGATTATACTATGCTGATGTCTACGCTAACATCGTTAAGACAGGTGCTTCACCATCTGACTCACTCGACGTTGCTGATAGAGAATCACAAAGACCTGAGACTGAGGTTATTAAACACCAAAGGTATCAGTGGGTAATTAACTCTGAGACAGAGACACTACGTTTCGATGGTAGTAATGCTACTATCGTAGATGCTACTACAAATCAGATTACTGTTCCTCTACACAGATTGAACACTGGTTTTAAAGTAGAGTATGCTGTACAAAACGAAGGTGGTACTGCTCCATCTGGATTAGTAACTGGCACAACATACTTTGTCAGATCAATAGATGAGAATACATTAGAACTGTATGACACTGCTGCTAACGCACTCAACATACAAACAACAACTGGTAGAAGAGACCTAGGTGATCCTGGTACAGGAGACGAGCACACACTCTTTACCTCAAGAATTTCTGTAAAAGATAATACATTCTACTTCCCCAAACATGGTTTGTTCACTGGTAACGGTGCTTACTATCGTTCTTCTAAAGCTGGAGATATAGGTGGATTAACTAATAACGGACTATATTATGTTTACAAAATAGATGATAATTATTTCCAATTAGCACAAACACAAGCCGATGCTACCAATACTGATATATCTGGTGCTGATGCTCCTGTTATCCTTTCTATCACAGGTGTAGGTAAAGGTTACCACAGATTAGAAAAAGCACTAAACGTTGTTGACATCAGTCAAATCAACACAGACCTTGCTACACAGCAGCAATACTTAGGTATAGCATTTGAAGTAACAGGTGCTTCAAGAACAATAGAAGGTATTCCTTTCGTTGGTCATGACTATGAGAAAGGACAAGAAGTTCAGATATATGGTTTACCATATACTGCTATCGACTTCGGTAGTAGTGCTAGTGCTACATTTACACAGGCAGCTACAACATTAACAGTCACAGTTGCTAATACAGATCCTTCTAAGTTAAGTGCTCTGTGGCCACAACTTGTTACTCTTGCTCCTACAAATGGTCTTGGCGTTGGTGTTCATATCACATTCGATGCTGGTACACATCAAGACAAGTCATTCCATATAGCAACATATAAAACTGGTACACTTGCTCAAGCACAAAGTGATTTTGCTACTATCTTAGGTGGTAGTTCAAACTTAGGATGTGGTGTTGCTAGATATAATTCATCAACAAACGAAGTATACTTTGTAATCAGAGCGTCAGACAGTGCTACCAGATCTGGTAACTGTAACGTTTTAGATAACCTTGGTGACTTCAATGGAAGAAAGTATGTTACACATCGTATAGAAAGAGCTGACGGTTACTCACTTAAGTTTGCTATCAGAGGTTCATGTTCTAAGATTGCTACAGACTTTGATCCATCTGGAGACCAACAGGTTTGTTCTGCTACAAACTATGCTTTGATGTCATTGAGGAACTCTCCTTACGCATTTGAGAAGGTTGAGTTTGGTGCTGACTTCAAGGAGATGTCTAAGCAAAGAGATGGTGCTGAGACAATCAATAACAACCTTGACTTCATAGCGTTAGAGTCATACGCACACGTTAAGAAGGCAAACAACGCAGGTACTTCCGCAACATTTACAAGAACAGGTACATATACATGCTCTGGCGATGTAATGACAATCGTCTGTCCAAGAGGACACGCTGTATTTGCTAAGAACGCATACAGTATGACATTCAGTGGTGCTACCCCTGATGGTTCTGTACTGGTTGATGACGTAGCAGATCATAGAACAGCTACAGTAATACTAAGTGGTGCTAGCACAGATTCTGGAACAGTTGTAATAACAGTACCTGCTCCATGGCAGACACCAAACAGTGTACCTCCTGTAGATAGATCTGCTGATGGTACATCACTAATCCTTGCTAACAAACAGTTTATTGCTCAGGAAGCAGTAGACAGAATGCTTGCTGCTAACCCATCCTATCAGGTTCCTACTGGTAGTCAGGCATGTATTGATGACATTGTTGACTACTGTGAGGCAATGGGATATAACCTAGCATACGGTGGTAACGATCAAGTATGGGATGGTGCTAAGTATTACGTTGATGGTTCTCATGTTGTAGGTGAAGAGAATGAATCTGTAGAGACATTCAACCACGCAAGAGACATTGCCATTCAGATAATGCGTAATGAAGTGGTTACTGTACAAGGTGGTCATGGATTAACACAGATCAGAGACATCACTATTACTCCTGACGCAGCTGGATCTGGTCAAGGTAATAAGCATGCTGATGCTCGTAACTTAATATGGGCTAACAGACAGTTCATTGCTGACGTAGCAGTCGGTAGAATGAATGCTGACTTCGGTTTTGAAGTTGCTAACAACAAGGTTGTTGATGCTCACGATCTATTGATCGCTAACAAAGACTTCATTGCTAAAGAAGCATATGCTTGGGAACTCGCTGAAGATCCTACACTACACGTTCCAACAGGAAACGGACAAGATTGTATAGATGACATCGCTGACATCGTTGATGCTATTGCTTTCAACGTACAGCACGGTGGTAATAATAAAGTTTGGAAAGCTGCTGAGTACTATGTTGGCACACCTCATCTAGATGATGAAGAGTTCCAGTCAGTAAGATGTATTGAGCATGCTAGAGAAATATGTAAATTAGTTATTGCTAACAACGAGGTTGTTGTTAGAGGTGATCATGGTGAGACACAGACATTTGATCTTACTATCACACACGACAGTTCAAACTCAGCTGGTAGATACACAGACGCTGACTGTACTGATGTAAGAGCTTCTATAGACACACTATTTGAAATTATTCATAGTGCGATTCTTAACGATAGTCTAAACCAAATCAAGAAGACTACACCTAGAACATTCAACGTTCCATCTCCACAGAAGAGAACTGCTCAGGATGCGGTGTATAACCCTGCTACTGGTTTGATGACAGTAACAGTTAATACTGATGTTAAACAAGTATCAGCTGCTTCATTCACTCCTGCTTCAGGTTTACTAGAACTTAATATCGGTAGTCATACATTGACAACTTCCGATAGTATCAGAATTAAAACAGGATCACTTAACTTTAGATGTGATCTAGATGGTCAGGCAACAGATCACTACTATCCACGTACAACGATTGATACATCTACTATCACCACAGGTACTACATACAATCCTGTTACAGGTGCGATGTCAGTTACTACAACAGTTGGTCATGGACTAACTGATGGTGACTGGATTAGATTTAAAGAGAATTCAATTACATGGGACTGTGCTGTAGGTACAGGTAGTCACTCATACCCAAGAGATACTGACCCAGTATCAGGTAAGTGGTTACAAGTTTCCAACACAGGTGGACTTACATTTGATGTCAACGTTGGTATATCATCTAACACTTCAGCACATACATTTGTATCTGCTGTAGCAAACGGATTAGAGAAGAAGAGAGACAGAGCATATGAGCAAGACCTAGCAATTACAGCAGTATCAGGTTCAACTATTACAGTTAACGTTGGTGCTTCTAGTGATACATCTACTCACGTATTCCAGAACGCACTATCAGATGCTGTTATCTTAAGTCACGGTGTTACAGTTGGTAAGTATCTTAAGATTGCTACTGATAGCATGACTTGGACATGCGATATGGACGATGGTAATACCACTCACACATATCCAAGAGCAAGTGATCCTGCTAACGGAGACGGTTGGTCACCTGTTGTAGCTGTCGGTGTTAATACTATTGACATCAATGTCGGACCTACAACTGTTGACGGTTATGATGTAAGAGACGCAGCATACAACCCAACCACAGGTATAATGACCGCTAACATCGGTACTAATAACTTCGGTGTTGGACAGTACATGAGATTAGCTCCTGATTCATTAGGATTTACATGTACACAAGATGGCAACGTATCTACTAAGTACTATCCAAGATCTGCTCTAGACACAGATACAGTTGAGAGTGCTAACTATCAACCTTCTACAGGTGTGATGATTATCACAGCATCTAATCATGGTCTACAAAATGGAGATCAGGTTAAGTTTGCTACTGACTCAATCACATTCACATGTCTAGAAGATAACAACGGTACAAACCACTCTTACCCAAGAGCAACAGACTATGCTAACGATAGATGGTTGACAGTATCTTCTGTATCAACTAACAACTTTAGTGTACAAGTATTAGGCATAGGTAATATACCTTCTACAAACACAACTTCTCATACCTTTGTAAGTGCCACAACTAATGGCATGTCAATCAAGAAGGATCCACTATACGATACTGCTGTAGAGATTACAGCTATCAGTGATTCTACATTGACAGCAACCAATGCTGTGTACGTACCAACAGAAGGTAAGATCACAATTACATCTGCTAATCATGGACTCAGAGAAGATTCTATGGTTAAGTTTGCTGATGACTCAATCACATTTACATGTGATCATGACAGCAATGCTACTAACCACTCTTATCCAAGAGCAGAGAGAAAGAAATTTACAGTCACAGACGCAACATATAATACAGCGACTGGTATAGTAACATGTACATTTGCTAACCACGGTATGCTCAAGGGTGAGTACATCAAGGTTAAGGATAATGCTTTATCATTCTCATGTACACATGGAGATCAAAGCACTAAGACATATCCAAGATCAACTGACCCAATCAGCGGTAAGTTCATTCCACTTACAGCAGTATCTACTGATACATTCTCATTCAAGTCATTAGATATAGTACCATCTACAAACACAACAGTTCATACATTCGTATCTGCTGTAACCGATGGTATCATTCAGAAAGACCCAGACAGCAATGAGTTCAGACATGTACAAGTTGTTGATGCTGATACATTCAACGTTTGTATCGCAACATCTTCTAACGAGACTACTCACTCATTCGTATCTGCTACAGCAAATGGTATCACTGTTAAGGACACAACAATATCCTTCCAGACTTTACCTGTAACTCCTTCTACTAACACAACAGATCACACCTTTGTTCCTAATACTGGCATCACACCAACAGATGCTGCGTATAATCCTACAACAGGTTGGATGACATTGACTAAGACAAGTCATGGTCTAGTCGCAGGAGATTATGTCAAGGTAGATCAAGGTGGTGTTACATTTACATGTGCTCAAGATAGCAACGTAACTAACCATGCTTATCCTAGACCTGGCGATCCTATATTCAACAAGTCTGTTAAGATTGAACGTGTAACTAACGACACATTTGAGATTAATGTTTTACAGGGTACAGATCCAACTAACACTACAGCACATACATTCGTAAGTGCTCTTACAGGATGTATCAACAGAGTAGTTGTTAAGAGTGGTGGTGACTTCCCACACAGATTTATCTCTGCTACTGCTAACGGTGTTGAAGTATCAGGTACTAACGATGACTGTAAGGATGACGTAGTAGATATTCTACAGGTTGTTTCTTGGAACCTAGCAATGGGTGGAAACGACTTTACCTATGACGCTGCTAACATGTATGTTACTGGTGCTCATCTAGAAGGTGAAGAACATCATTCAATCTATGCTTTGAGAGAGGCACAGAAAGTTGCTATCGAAGTATTCCAGAATCAGGATGTAACTACAGGTGGACACACATCACTAGCACAGGTTAAAGATCTAACTATCACACAGGATACAGGTCTACCAATCTGTAACGTGGTTATATCTTCTATCACTACCTTGATGAATATTGTCGAGGTTGCGATTGACACAGGAAGTCTATCATCTGTAAGTAGAACACTATCATATACTAACCGTTGTGCTGACGTTGCTTCCTCTATCACAACATTAACTGGTATCATCACACAAGCTATTGGTACAACAGGATCACCTGGTAACCTTCAAGGCATTACAAGAACATATCCTATCGCTGATGATCAGTGTATTGATGACGTAAGACACGTTCTACGTTCATGGATGTATGACTTAAGATACGGTGGTAATAAGAAGACTCTTGAAGCCGCAAGTAAATATATTCTCGGTACAAATATCAACTACGTTAACAACGAAGTTGCTCAGACACGTGCTGTATACCAGAAAGCTAAGGACATGGCAGTTCTTGCTATCCGTAACCAGTTACCTGAAGCCAAATTCACATCTATAATTCCATTCCATAACGCATCATCAACTGTTGATATCAACAAACCTGAGTGTGGAGCTGCTATCACTGCTCTAACAGCGTTACATACAATCTTAGACAATGCTCTTGCTACACCTACATCACTAGCTAGTGTCACCTTAACTGAACCAAGCACACTACTTAAGGATGATTCAGGTCTTAAGAAAGTTCCTATGTTAGGTGACTTACTTGACCTACCAGTCATTGAAGCATCACCTTATATCCAGAACGCATCATTGATCTCCTTCTTGGGAGCGTCAGGTGCTGAAATTGATGGTAACAAGGTTGCTGAACCTAACGTCCCAAGACCAGGTGTTTATCAAGATGCTAACGGTAGAGAACGTGCGACATTCCCAAGACAGGGTAAGTCAATGGTTGCTAACGCCTTCACGATTATATCAGTCGGTGGTGGTATTGGATACAACATTCTTAATGATGGATATACACAGTTAGTTTCTGTGTTCGTTATCTTCGGTGGAGACGGTGTTGTTGTACAGTCTGGTGGATATGCTTCACTAACTAACTCAGCGTCTAACTTCGGTACACGTGCTCTTAAAGCAACTGGATTTAGATCCACTGCTTATGAGTTTGACATAGGTACAGTTACAAACGTTATCAACCAAACTGATAATAACGGTGCTCAGACAGGTCGTCAGATCATCGAGGTTGGTGGTACAACTCTAACTAACTTCCCGATTGAAGATTACATCATCAAGTTTGATGGTTACACTAATACTGACCCAGCTAAAGAATACTTCATTCTAGGTGTAGAGAAGTTATCTGGTTCTATCGGTACTCAGGTCACTGCTAACGTAACAACTAACGACGGTTTAGGACTTGATCTAAATGAGACCGCAACAGGAAATCAAATCGCATTCAGTCAGGGTAACTTAGATACTCTGGTCGGTAAGACAATAAGATTCCACAGACCATCTGTCTGTAACTCATCCTCACACACTTGGGAATATTGTGGTGCGGGTGACACATACTTGGCACTACCACAAAACGGTGGTGTTGGTATACCTGCTAACGAAGCTGTTGAAGAAGCATTCGGACAGGTTTATACATCAGGAACTAACGAGTTTGGTGACTTCAAGGTTGGTGACTTTGTTACCATCTTCAACAGAACTGGTTCTATCAGTTTCGTTGGTACTGTTAGTATCTCTGAACTATCATCTATCAAGATTGTTGGTGGATCCATTACTATCACTGGATTCTCAGACAGTGACGAACTTGGTGGTGCGTTCGCTTCTGACTCCTTACTACCTACACAGGCAGCGGTTAAGGATTACATTACTAACAAACTAGGTCCATACCTAAACCAGCCATTCTCAACTAACGCTGTTCCATCTGCTCTTGTACAGTTAACTACCTCTGGTAAGATTAACATTGAACAGATACCTGCGTTACGTCCATTCAATATTACATCTGTAGCCTCTACCGCAGAACGACTAGGTATCGAAGATGCCTCTGCTGGTGACATCGCTATTGAGACTACATCTACATCATTCACATTCGCTCCCGCAGCGGTTGACACAGTTAACAACTACATTACTATTGTTGGTCACGGACTAGCAACAGGTGACATCTTAACCTACTTCCAAGGAACTGCTAATATCGGCAACTTGGCAGACGGTGCTCAGTACTATGTCATAGTACACTCTGTAGGTGCTAACACAACAGACTACATCAAACTTGCTACATCACTATCTGATGCTCAAGCTGGTACTGCCAGAAACCTAGCAAGTCAAGGATCTGGTACTCACACATTACGTACTGAGGGTGCTGCTATATCCTACATCTTGGAGAATGATCTGGACTCTATGTTCATCGCATTCACTCCTGATGCTACATTAGCATTCACTAACTCTGAACTTGTAACTGGTTCTGCTAGTGGTGCTCAAGGTATCATTACTAACTACGATCAAGGTGTTGTTAGAGACATCCTAGTTGATGAGACTGGAGCTGGATATACAGGTCCTCCAGGTATTACAATCTCAGCACCTGGTGGTAGCGGTACACAAGCAACAGCGACATGTACGGTTGTTAACGGACAAGTTTCAACAGTTAGTATCACAAACAAAGGTTCTGGATACTTCTCACAACCTACTGTAACCTTCACTGCTGCTCCTACAGGTGGTACAACTGCTACTGCTCAAGGTAACGTAGCTAGAATTGAAGCAAGACTACAAGTTGACCTAGCGAACAACATCAAGTTCTCTAACGTTGACTTCATGCAAGATGAAACCAACTCTACAGTTGCTACAGGCACATATGTACATGATACATATGACATCACAGTAACAGAGACAAACCATGGATTCAGTCAAGGTGACATTGTATTCTTACAATTTACATCTGGTTCATCACCATCTGGTTTCTACGATACAACTCCTGTTAATGCTAACGAGTATAAAGTTACTGCTGCTATATCACTACTAACATCTGGTAACTACGAACGTAAGAAGATCGTTGATGTTATTAGAACAGTTAATACATCTGCTAATGATGCTGCTAACTGGACACAGTTATCATCAACCAACATTGACGCATCTAACATTGTTGCGGGTACTATTGACCCAGAGCGTTTAGCAGACACAGGTACAGCGAACTCCTTCACATTCTTAAGAGGTGATAGTTCTTACCAGAACGTTATACAGTCTATCAAGTTCTCAACTTCTGACTGTATGGTTGGTGAGTCAAGTCTATCTGATACATCATACATTGAGAAAGTTGACATTACTGTAGCTGGTTCAGGATATACGGTTGGTACATATCAGAACATTCCTATGTTGGGTGGTAACGTATCCATCGCCAACGCAGGAGTCGCACGTGCTACTTACACAGTTGCTGATGTTACCACTGGTGGTATCATTGCTTCTACAAGTAACCTCAATCAGACACCTGAGTCATACACAGCAAGCACAACGTTTGATGTAAATGCTTCCACAACAACTGGAGCTGGTCTCGGTGCTCAAATAAGATTTGTCACTGATGGTAACGGTACACTATCAGTTGACCTCATACTAGATGGTGGATCTGGATACTTAGGTGGTGATACACTAACCTTCGATGGTCCTCTATTCGGTGGTACTGTACAACAACCAGTTGACATCACAGTATCAACACTAACATCATCACAAGCATTCGGTGTCGTAACCAGTGTATCTGTGGTTACACCAGGTACTGGCTATAATGGAGACTTCTTACTAACAGTTCCTAATGAACTAGGTACTCCATCACAAGCAGCTACTCTTAATGCTAGAAAGGGTGTACAACCAAGATACTTTGGTAACTCATCTATTGACATTAGAAAGGCAAACAAACTTACTCCAACAACCTTACAGGCTGGTGGTTCAGTATTTGGTAACTATGGTATTACTAAGTTCAGAAAGAACAGAGCAGAGCAAGCACTAGGAGATCAGACAGAGGGTGGATTCATTGTTACAGACAATGGTGAAGTTTCTATTGATCAGGGTGCGGGTTCTAAACTTAACGCTGACAAACTAGATGGTAACGAAGGTGCGTTCTATCAGAATGCTTCCAACTTAGTTGAAGGTGTTATTGACCCACAACGTCTAGCGAACACTACATATAACATTTCTATATCTGGTACTGCTGACTTTGCTAACGTACTATTTGCTGAAACAACTGCTCCATCATCTGCTAACGCTAACCTCGTATCAGCAGCAAACGTTGGTGCTCAGTTAGCTCTTAGATCTAACAACGTTAACGGTATTCCAACTGATGCTGGTGGAGATAGAAACGGTACATTAACATTCAGAAGATCTGCTACTGGTAACTCTGTTGCTCAGTTAGCATTCTCTGCTACAGATAACATCTACTTACGTGGTAACAGTGACCTCGGTACTGTATACGGTAACTGGGCGAAGATCTGGCACTCAGAAAATGATGGTCCTCCTGATGTTAACGAACCTCGTCGTGGTACATTACCAGGTCCTAACGCTGACTTCTTAGATAACCAACAGGGTCTATGGTATCAGCAAGGCTACAACATTCATGACCAGAGAACAGTAGGTGTTCTTGGAGACGGTGCTCTTCCTACTTTATTAGGTAGAGACAAGTTTGTCGCTAACAACTTCTACGTTGTATCTTCTGGAGAAAAATATCAATTATATATTCCTAACTTCTTCGCAGCAACTGGAGCTAATCCAGCTGGTAACATCTCAGCGGGTGGTACTTACATCATCTATGCTGATGACGCTGCTATAAACAACATCGGTACGATCACTATTGATCCAGGTGGTATTGTTGAGACAGATGACACTACTGTAGACGCTAAGTACACAGTTGTTACTGGTTCTATAACCTTCGTTGGTGCGTACGGTAACAAAGATATCAGAGTCTTCGGTCCTAACCCTGGCTCTAAGTGGACTGTTACTTCATCTAACCTACTTACAACAGGTGCTTCACAGGTATTCGCTCTTAGCAATACTGAGACTGGTGCTCTGTTTGAAATGGGTAGAGCAGGTATCGTTGGTACACCTCAGTTCGATGTAAGATCTGGTGGACTATCAAATGACTACGATGTAAGATTCGAGTTCAGTGGTGGTAACTCAACCAATGGTAACGGACTCATGGACATTGCGTCCAGTAGCGTTACTATCAACAGTAACACAGTATGGCATGCGGGTAACGATGGTGTTAACTCACAACTTGATGCTCACTATGTTGATGGTTATACACAGAACTCTGCTAACGTTGCTAACACTCTTGTAAGAAGAACAGGAAGCAATGACATTAACATCAGTGACCTATATGCTGACCAAGGTGTATTTGGTAACACTGGTACAACCATACTTCAACTTGCTGATGGCAACGGTATCTTCTTAGGTAAGGCAACTACTAACGTCTTATCCTTGAAGGGTAAGCAAAATGGTAACGTTGGTTACATGAGATTTGGTAATGACAGTAATAGCTTCGGTTACAATGGAACATACCTATCATACAACAATGTATACTTCCGTAACGGACGTATAGGTATTGGAGATTCTAATCCTGGCGTATCACTACAGAGTACTCAAGACGCAATATTCGGAACATCAGGTAGAAGTGCTAACACATATGTTAGAGCGTTAGCTGGTGATTCATATCAAGCTGGTTTTGAAGCATTCGGTTCCAACCAAGGTACAGGTTACTTATTCGTTGGACAATCAATATCCTATGGTGGTGGTATTGCTTACAATGGTGACAACTCACCTGCTTCATTCGGTTCTGAGTCTGGTGATGACATCA